CCTTGTGGGATATTAAGTGCATCTGCATAAAACTGATCCATTCTATCTGTTGAAACATACGTAGTAACCCCGCTCATAATTCCAGTTGCCAGTGCATTGGTCATGATTCCCTTGGTATTAGCAGTGTTAATAGCCCCGGGAATGTAAGAAATAGCATTGTTATATCCAAAGTCTCGTCGATTGAGCATTGCCTGTTGTTTACGGGCCGAAGCCTGTAGCTGGTTTTCAAACGCAACTCGACGGCTAGCCATTGCAGTCTTAGCTCCCTCAAGACTTTGTCGCATAAGCTGCTTTGCTGTCTGTCCTCGAATATTCTTACCCGCTAATTTGCTAGCAATCATGTCATTTGTTCTTTTAACATTACGTGAAAATAGATTTGTTTCGTTATTATAATTATACCTGATATAAAAGTCTTCTTCGGCTCTTTGTTGGCTAGCTGCTTCGGCAATTTTTCTGTTGTTCATCCATCGCTGGGCATTCTTTTTAGCAATCTCTCGGTTCTGTTGTTGAACCTTCATCTTCTCCCGGAATTGCTGCTCTCTTTGTTGTACTTCTGCTGCCTGTGCTTCCGCTGATTGGCCCATGCCGCCCATGACAGCACCGGCTATTGCAATTCCACCTAGAATAAATGGCATAATATCCTCCAATTACCAAGTACGGGAGCGAACGCCCCATTTTTTAATCGCAGGTTTTTTGGGTAGGTTGGGCATGTCAGGTATTCTGATAGCCCCAGACGTAGCTCCTTCCCAAAGTCCCATGCGACGATCATCGTTAAGCCAAGATTGCACAAGATTGTCTCTTGCCCGCTCCTCATTACGATGGATAATAAGATCCACATCGGTGGATAATAAATCTTCCCAGTGCATAACCGTAGAAGCTAGACAATCTACACGGTCATCCTTTGGTAGTGCCCCTCTTTTGTCAAAGATACGGGTTATTTGTTTCTGGGTCTGCTCATCAGCAATAGCCTTGCGATCAAAAACAAGCCTGTGCTGCGTCATTACTGGTTCTAAGGCACTAATAATTCTTGCTTCCTTGCGTCCTGTTACTCTGTAGTCTTCTACAGAAACAGGACCGCAAATATTATTAAGAATGGGAATTAGTAGCTGCGAGAACATAGCATCGCCAAAGTTACTTTCAACCCTAACCAAAGGAACACCATAGTCGTGGGCTACTCTAGCAATCTTCTTGAGAGTGTTGTTGTCATAGCCCCCTTGATAGCCAATAAGCTCATGGACAAATACATATCCATTAGCAAAGGAAGCGACACAGATAGCCGTCTCATCCTCTCCGCGGCCCGATGGGTCAATATACATGACTCTTTGCCCATACTCAATAAAGTTATCCGCCATCCACATAGGCTCATAGAGCAAGTCGCCTGTCATGCCGTAGCAAGGCATTCCCTTCAGGGGTTTAGAGTTAGCCCAAATAATCTTCTCGGGACACATCTCGGGATGGACGTTAATTACAATAAGATCAGACAATCTTAGTGGGAACTTCTCGAAGTCTGCTAGAGATGTATCTAGCTTGTAGTGCAAGGCAAATAGCTTTGGTCCGATCTTGGCCTGACGCTCCATGAGAAGCTCCATAGGGAACCTCTCAGGCTGCGTAGGATCGCCTGGGTTGCCTCCGAGGCTTACGACCCACTCATTTACGTCTTCCATCTCTACGGGGTTGCTGTGGTCTGGCTGGACCGCAGGGAATTTAGTTACAGGGTAGCCAGACTTTAGTTGGTTGTAGATTGAATCCTTGATCTGTGGGGTACCGAGAAAGATAACACGGCCTCCAGCATTCCTAATTTGCTCAAACTCACTGACCTTGCCCATAAGTTTGTTTCTAGCATTGGCAGTCTCGCAGTTACCCTCGATCTCTACGTCATCTGCAATAACATAATCAGCGTGAGAACCAGTAAGCTGCGAAGTAATACCGCGAGCAAAGCAAGACTTGTCCTGTCCAATTTTAGTTCTGCACTCTACGTCAAATGCAAAAGCATTATCCGTTGTGTGATCTCCGGGGCGTAGGTGTTCGCAGTAAGGGACAATATCCAAGATTCGTCTGGTCATGGAGATAAACTCTGCCGCCTTATTGCTAGTAGCAGAAACAACCATGATGGTGGCGTTAGGATCTTTAAGCAAAAACCAAGAAGCTAGACAAGATGTAATGACTGACTTTCCAAATCCACGGCCAGCCTGTAGTTGCATGTCTTTTCCGAAGTATTGTAAAGATTCGGCCATTGCATACTGGGCGGCAGTTGGCTCTCCAATGCCGAGATACTTAAAACAGGCCCAGAGGTGATTGCGAAAATCATCCAACATTTCTTGAGGTACATTCATTTCCCTTCCTTTGCCTAGTGGCTTGTAGTTTTGAATTGTAATTAATCAACGCCTACGTCGTCGTCTTCCAACAATTCCTGCTACCGCAAGAAAAGCAAGGGAACCGGGTGACGGAATAATCAATTCTGTTCTTAGGGTATCTATTCCAGTTTTAATTTCTCCAATAGTTCCTAGCCATTCGGCTATGGAATCTAAGGTTTCTTTGCCTGCTATTGCCCCTACGCCAACACAAATAGCCGTAAGAATAAAAACTTTTTTATCTAATTTTTGAATCTTTTTTTCTTTCTCTAGTCCATTTACCCTGCATTTATGCAAGTCGTTTTTAACTTGTTGAAGTTCTTTTTTATGACAGTCGCACTGATAAACTTCTTCTTCCATTTCACTTCTTTTTGCCTGTTGGCTTGTAGTTTCTAACCATGTAAGTCTTTGGTTTTTCCATAACCTTTACGGCATCATTATCGGTGACTCTGGTTGTCGTCCCACATGCACATTTGAATTTAGTTTTCATTTTTTGCCTCGCTTCTTTTTCCAACTAATTCTAGCCGGACCTTTCTTACGATTCTTAGCACTGGTGCATTGAGCCTTGGTTGGACGACAGGCGGGATACGGACGCTTGCTGCCACCTTTGGCAGACTTACGCCCGCAGGGCTTACCTGTCTTGCAGTCTATCCAACCCTTGCCTTTATTTCTACCAAACCACTTTTTAAGCCCTTCTTTCTTAGCCATTACTTTTTCCCCTTCTTAGACTTGTTGCCCCAGTTCTTGGCCCCCACCTTGCGGCACTTGACCAATGCACCAGAGGCATAGGCCGAGGGCCACTTAGTGTAACGGCTCTTTACTTTATGATAACACGCATCCTTTTTGCCTTTTTTCTTAGCCATCAGTTTGTACACTTCCATCGTTTGCGGGCTAGGCAGGCTCGTTTCTTGGGAGTCTTTTGGCAGTTAATATTAAACTTCTTGATTTGGCCCTTGTTTCTAGCACAAAATGAACGCTTTCGTGGACCACCTCCCGGCTGTGGTGCTTTTAATTTAGAGCCAGTTTTGCGATTAATCATGCTACGCCCTTTGGCAGTAAGTCCTCCCTTTTTTGACTTACATCCATTCTTAATGGTGCAGCCCTTCATCCCTCCTTTTTTCTTAGCCATAGTTTACTTCCTCATTTTTCGGCCACCGTTTCTTTTCTTGGCTGCGGCCTTCTTTGCTTCCATCTTCTTCTTGATTGCGGGTGGCATTTTCTTTCCTGCTTTCTTCATTCCTCTAGCCATGAGTAGATCTCCTTGTGTTAATATACTCTAAAAAATCTTGCGAGAGGTTACGATAG